GAAGTGCGCAAGCGCGTGATCGAGCTGCTCGAGGAAGCGCGGAAGAGGATCCTCGGCGAAGTGGCCAACGTGGATCCCGCGAGTTTCCAATCGGCGCAGCTCGTGACGCTGCGGCGGGAAATCGATGCGGCGCTCGAACGTTTTCGCGTGGAACTTTCGCAGACGGTTACGGCGACGCAGGCGAACGCTTGGCAGATCGGCGTGGGAACGGTGGAACAGCCGCTGACGGCGGCAGGATTGCCCACTCCGAGCTTCGCGGGGCTTTCAACATCCACGCTATCGATCGCGCAGGGCTACACGGCCGACCTCATCGGCGGGTTGACGAAAGATTCGGCGGCGAAGATCAATGCCGCTATCCAGCGAGCGTTCCTGGGGGGGCAATCCATCACCGACATCATCGCGCAGATCGGGAAAGCGATTGCGGGCGGATCCGGCTTCACGGGCCTCTTCTCTCCGATCGGCGAGCGCGCGGAATCGATCGCGCTGAACGAGATCCTGCGCGTGCATTCGATGGCGGCGCAGGCGCGCCTGGAAGATTTGCAGGAAGTTCATCCGGAGCTGCAGAAGCAGTGGCTGCACGTCCCGGCGGCGCGTTTCCCGCGGCCTGCGCACCTGGTGGCGAACAAGCAGGTGGTGAAGGTGGACGAGCCTTTTCTGGTGGATGGCGAGGAGCTGATGTATCCGCGCGATCCGAACGGCTCGCCGGGGAACACCATCAACTGCCACTGCCTGATGCGGCCGTATTTCGATGCGGCCGCGCTGAAGCCGACGCCGGCGCACCAGAACATTTTGAAAGACCTTGGGATCAGTATCGAGGCGTCCTAACCGGACGACAATTTCCGCGACGCCCGGATAGGCGCCAGAGGGAGCAAAACAAATGAGTCCTTTTACGATTCCGGAACCAGGCGAAATCGTGGGCGCGCTCGGCCCGCTGCGTGCGGAGAAGAGGGCGGAATGGCGCGAAGCCTACGGGGAGGCTTTCGAGCAGTCGATGGTGGACACGCCGGGCGATGAAAGCGCGGCGCGGCAGGCTGCGCAGCGCGACGCTAACCGGATGTTCCGCGTGGCAAAGCCGCCGAGCCTCAAGGCGGCGCGCGCTTTGGAGGATTGGCAGCTCATCAACCGCACCGATACCGGGAGCAGATTCAGCGGCGTCACCATCGACGGCGCGAAGTTTGCTTTCGATGTTCCGGCGTCGGCGGTTGAAGTGTTGGAGAATAGCAAGGTCGCGGGCGGCGGCGATAAAAAGTAAGGAGGAGCCGTGCTTTCTTTAGAAGAGATCCGCGAGCGCCTGAACGAGGCCGTGCGGCAGAGGTTTGGATATTGGATTTGCGAGACGTTTCCCGATTACGTCATCGCGCAGAGCGAAGCCGGCGAACTCTATCAGATTTCCTACACGCTCGCGGATGACGGAACCGTGACGCTCGGCGATGCGCAACAGGTGGAGACGGCCTACGTGCCGGTGCAGGAATCCGCGAGATTTTTGGCCAGTGAGGCCATTGCGGAAGATGGCTGGAGCTGGCCGGTCCAAGTGATGGAAGCTGGATGGGCGCGCGGGACCGTAAACGGCCAAGCCATCCCGCATTATTTTCCACGCGATGTGGTGGCGCAGGTGGCCGAGGCTGCGAATGGCGGGCGTTTCCGCCGGCGCCATCCGCAAGGTGCAGAGGACGATGGTGCAGCTCATCCCGAACTTACGGCCGGATGGACCTCTGAGGCGAAGATGGCCGGGAATACGGCATTGGCCAAAGTGAATCTACTGAAGAGCGAACCGGAGCTCCGCGAGAAGTTGCTGGCGGCACGGGAGGCCGGAAAGCTGGACCTCTATGGCGTCTCCATCTTCGCCTATTTCGGATGGCGACCTGGCACGCAGGATGGGAAGAAAGCGCTGATCGCCACATCGCTGGCCAAATACGTGGGCCTCGATCTCTGCGCGGAGGCCGCGGCTGGAGGAAAAATCCTCCCCTATGCGGCATCACGCGATGTACTGGCCGAGATCTCGGCACTGCAGAAGCAGGCAGTCAAAAAAGTTTCTGCGGGCTCAACCCGCAGGGAAGAAGACGGCAGGCCGCCGCAAGGCGCTGGCCGAATTATAGGAGGAACGAGCATGAAGGAATCCATTCTCAAAGTGCTCGAGGCGCTCCGGAAAATCGATGCCGGCCGCGCCTCGGAGCTCACCACGAAGTTCGAAGGATTGCCGCCGGAGCAGCATTTCGCATTCTTCGCGGAAGTCAGCGAAGCGGTCGCGAAAGGTCTGCCCGGTCTGATGGTCGACGATGCCGCGGCTGCCCGCAGCGTTTCGGACATCCTGGCGGACGCCGCGAAGCAGGCGCTGAACGGGCAGAACGCCGACGTGATGGCCAGGGCGCAGGAGGCTTTGGGCGAAGCGAGAAAAGTGCAGTTCGCCTCGACGCTCGAGCGCAAGCTCACCGATTCGAAGCTGCCGGTGCCGGCGGCTTCGCTGGTGCGCGAACACTTCGCCAGCATGACTGGCGACGAGAAGGGCATCGACGTGTACATCGCGAAGGTGCGCGAATCGTTTGCAGCATTCACGAACGTGGGACGGATGACGGGGACGGTCGAAATCGGCCGCGACAGCCGCGACAAAATCCAACTGGCGATGGACGGGATGTTCCGGGTGAAGGAAGCCGTTGCCGACCGCAACGTGCGGCCTTTCCGCGGCATCAAGGAAGCCTACATCACCTGCACCGGCGACAAGGACCTGAGCTTCGATCAGGGCGGCTTCTACCGCGTGTCCGAAGCGATCGCTACGGCGGACTTCCCCAACATCCTACTCAACTCGATGACCAAGAAGCTGATTCAGGATTACAACGAGCTGGCCGTCGCCGACGCGCTGAACGTGCTCTTCACGACGAGCGTGATCGGCGACTACAAGACGCAGGATCGCGTGCGCATGGGCTACCTCGGCGACCTCTCGAGCGTGGCGGAAGCCGGACCGTACACGGAGCTGACCAAGCCGACGGACGAGAAGATCAGCTACGCGGTCTCAAAGAAGGGCAACCTGGTGACCATCTCGGAGGAAACCATTCGCAACGACGACCTCCGGAAGGTCGCCGACTTCCCATCGCGGCTGGCGCGCGCGGCGCGGCATACGCTGGCGACGGCGCTCACCACGCCGTTCATCACGCCGCCGAACTACGATCCCGACGGCCTGGCGTGGTTCCACGCGACGCACAACAACTTGGGATCGACGGCGCTTTCGGCGGCGGAACTGGATGCGCGGAAGGTTCTGCTCTACAAACAATCCGAGAAGGATTCCCTCAACCGCCTCGGCCTGCGGCTGTGGGGGATCATGGTTCCCGCGGATCTCGAGCCCACCGCGCGGCAGATCAACAACAACATGACCGGCACGAACAACTGGTACCAGCAGTTCGGCGCGAACGGGGAACGCATTATCGTCAATCCGCTGCTGACCGACGTGACCGACTGGTATTACTACTGCGACCCGACGGTGGCGCCATTTCTGGAAGTCGGCTTTTTGGATGGCTATCAGACGCCGCAGATCTTCCTGGCGAACCTGCACACGCAGGGCACGCAGTTCACGAACGACCAGGTGCAGTTCAAGGCCAAGTTCGTGTTCGGCGTGAAGCCCATCGACTTCCGGGGAGTCGGCAAGGAAGTGGTCGCCGGCTAATCGGCGAGCTGAGCTGAGCCGAGTCGTTGGCAGGGGCCGGGGGCTTCCGGAGAAGCTCCCGGCCTGGACTTTCGAGATGTTCGCGCCTTGCCGGCGCGAGAAAAAAGAGAGCGAGGAAGCGAATGGATTACCAAGGCGTTCGAAAGAGCGTTATCACGCTGCCGAAGTCGGGAACCCTGGCGGTGGCTAACGAAGTTGCCGGCTACGAAGTTCCGCCGGGGCTTTTCGGCCGCGTCCAGGATGTCGAAATTTTTCTGGGCGGCACGGGCGCGACGTCCGGCTCAACGACGGTTGACGTGAAAAAGAACGGCGTTTCAATTTTGACGGCGGCGTTGTCGATCGCCTTCGGCGCGGCGACGAAGCGCGTCCGCGCGGGCATCTCTGGCCTGGTGATGGGGCCGGCGGGCGCGGGCGAGCCGCCGGGCGTGGATTTTGCGCCGGGAGACTATTTCCGTGTGGATGTGACGGCGATCCCCGGCGTGGCGTCCTCGGATCTGATCGCATCCCTGCAAGTCGCGCAAAAGGACGTTTAACGCCGTTTCAGACGGGGCGAGTGAATGCCCAAGACGCTCGATCAGTTCCAAAATCAGCGCGACGTGGTGCTCCGCGACGCGGCGGGGAAGCTGCCTTCGGGCGACCGTGACACGCTACTCACGCAGGCGATCCTACAGCGGTATTCGAAGGACCGCCCGCGTGAACTGGTGAGCGATGTAAGCGGAAACGCAACGTCCCTGATTCCGCTGCCGTCAAGCGGCAGCGACGTGTTCGAGGATGGGTTCTCGATCGTGCGGACGATTGAATTTCCGATTGGAAGCGTGCCGCCGAATTTTATTCTCGAAGAGGACTGGCAGCTCTATCGGGACCCTTCGGCGCTGAAGATCATGCTGCTTTCGGTGACGCCGGCGGCGAGCGACACGCTGCGGATTACCTGGGCCGCGCGGCACAAGAGCGATGGATCGACGGTGCCGGACGTGGACTTCGAGGCGGTGTGCGATTGCGCGGCGGCGCTCTGCTACGAGGCGCTGGCGGGCATTTACGCGCAGACCGGCGACTCGACGATCTCAGCCGACGTGGTGAACTACCGGTCGAAGAGCCAGGAATATCTGGGCCTCTCGAAAACTCTGTGGAAGCGCTACTTCAACCATTTAGGAATCGACCCGACGGACACGGGAACGCAGATCGGACCGGCGATTG